TAAAACCCGTGTTTTATTTAATTTAATGAAAAAATATATTGTAGGTAAACTATCAATTGTTGATGTTGTAAGTTATTTAGAACCATTTTTAATTTATTCTGACGATTTGACATATAACCAATACAAGGAAATTATAGATTTTATTAATATAACAATTTCAAATTATAATAAAACATTTATTGAAAAAAGCAAGGTTTTATACGAATTTAAAAAAATATCCGAAAGATTTAAATTAAAAAATAAAGTTTTACCATTAATTAATATATTAAGCATCACCAAAAACGGCGTAAGTGATGTTGTATTTGAAACATACGATTTTACAGATAAATACGGAAACGTATTTACAAATTCGGAATTATTAAAAAAAATGGTAATGACTGATTTTGGAAATTTGTATAATACAGCAATAACACTAGATACGTTATTTCTTATTTTTCCTACAAGCATTAACAAGATTTTAGAGTCTGAATTAGATAAAAAATCATCGACCGAAAATAATACAGATAAATGCAAAAATTATATAATCGCAAAACAATATTTCAATTTATCTGACTTGGAAAACGATAATGATACAGATATTTATTTTGATAAACAATATGATACTACAAATTATGGTATTTTGGATAATTACGAAAAGGAAATAGTCAATATGCCACCTGATTTATTTATTGGGTTTTTAATTGAAAAACTTAAATCAACTATTAAATTAAACGAAAAGGATTCTGTATATTTGGCGGATACTTTAATTACTGGTTACAAACGGGTATTAGATGGAAACTATGCAGTGTTGAATTATGTTCCTTTAAATCCAGAAACGGAATTTAAAATGGCATATTATGTTCGTAAAAATAATAAATGGATATTGGATGATTCGGTCGATAATAATATAATCAGCGATAACCAAAATATTTTATGTAATTTACAAATCGGGTGTGTTAGTTCATCAGATAAAATCAACGACAAATGCGAAAGTTTAAAAACATCGAGTCAACAAATACAAAAAAAAATGTTGAACAATATTTTGGGCGAATTCGACCAAAAATACGAAATTTCTAAAATTGACTTTGAAACTGATATTCGTAAAATGTTTGATTATTATTTAAAAATAAATCCGATTTTGAGTGAATTACAATACTTTGAAATGTTAAAATATAACGAACAAAAATATAAGATTGGAACCGATAACACAACCCCAATAGATACACCTTCTATCATTTCACCATATTTTAAATTAAGAGACCTTATATTAAAGCAACCAGAGTTCACACAAAAACAGACTTATATTCTTAAATTCGTAGCTTCATTTACAAGACAAGCGTATGTTAACATCGACGAAGACCCAAATGTTGAACCAGAAAGTGAACATTGGTTATATTGTGTCAACACAAACGTAAAATTATTACCTTTATTTTTATTTAAATTAGCAACAGCATTTTTTCAATCTGCAGATTCATATAATAATACTCTTCAGTTAATAATCAAAGAAATCGGCGCGAGAAGTGATGACGGAGACTCGTGGGTCGATAAACATAGTGGGTATGTTATAACAAGAATTGATTTTGAGGTTGAAGAAGAATATTCTGATAGTGGATTTCTCATTAAATCGAGGGATGTTTTACAACAATCCGCGGGTGATACTCTTACTCTATCAAATAAAAATTTAAAAATTTTCGATAGTCCAGAATTTACACTTATTTATAATATTATAAATGAATTGTCATTAGTTATGGGCGTTAATATTGATACACAGACAGAATATATAATAAATGTGGTTTCCAATGTTATTAAAGAAAAAATAACTAGTGAAGAAGCGTATACCAAAGATTTTAACGAGGCGATGAATAAAGGCAAACCAATACCATCATATAAAGAATTATATAATACTATAATGTTATACACTACTGTAGGATTGTTTTTAATATGCGTTCAAACAAGTATCCCTCCAGTTAAAACCAGAAAAACATTCCCTGGATGCGTAAAATCCTTTGAGGGATATCCATTTGAAGGACCCGGAGATTTACAAAGTGTAAACTATTTAGCGTGTGTTTTATATAAATTAAAATCAAAGAAAAAACCATGGAACGTTCTTGAAAGAAAGAAGGAAGCCGCAATAGCAAATTTAATAAAAATAGCCATCGATAATTATCTTTTGCCGCTTACAGATATCGTCCGTAAATTTAACGAAAAAACAGAATATCTTTTAAAAAATCAAGACACAATAATTAGTGATGAATATAAAATTACAAATTGGAAACAGTTCTTACCACCATTAGTTGAAATCAAAATTAAAAACTTGGCAAATATCACAACAGAATTTAAACAATCATTATTTGATTATAAAAAGGCATCCTTTAATAAAGGAGAAAAAACACTTATCATCGAAAGTAAAATTATTAAATTTTCGCTTGCAATACAAGAAAAAATACAACACGTCATTAATAGTCAAAAATTATTATTAGTAACATCTGAAAATCGACCTTATGTTGAAAACGCGTGTTGTAATGAAAATACTAAAATGACAACCATTGAATATTTTAAAAACAAAAACGACGATATTTCGATTTTTAATAATAATGTTGAGGACCTTACAAACGTATTATATGAAATCCATCAGTTATCGAATGGGCTTTTATTTTCAAATAAGATAAATACAAAAAATATTTATCCAAAGGTTTCAAACGATTTTAGCGAACAAACCATTTATACAGCGTTTATTTTATATTGTCATTTTAAAACACCCGTTCCAATTAATAAATTGTTATTGCCTTTATGTAATGTAAAACCAGAGTATATTAATAGCGGAGATTCGAATATTGAAATCATCCGTAAATTAAAACAAGATGGTAAAACATATTCAACGGAGAATTTTTTAAGATTAATACAATTGATTAGTAGACAACATATAATTAATGTCGAAATAACAACCCAAAACATTCCAGAATTCAGCAGATTAAATGATTTATTAACTGCGTTTAATACAGAAAATGAAGAAGTAATTGAACCCGAATTACAAAAATTAATTCACAATCTTATTAATAAAAATAACGAAGATACTGCACAAACTAGAAATATTAATAATTATTTAATTAAACAAAATAATAGTATAAAAATTAAAGTGGTTGAATACATTGCCAAAAACGCAAACCTTACAAAGAAAAATATGAGTGTAATAACTAAATTTATAAATACATTAAATGATTGGGAAGGCTATAACGAAAAAATTGATAATGCGACCAAAATTTCGAATGATTCACTATATAATATAGTCCAATTTTTAAAAACTTATATACAAAATCTAAGTGTGACATTTCCTAATATGATATTAAATAAAACATCACATATAATGACGCCAAATTGGCCTTTTGCTAAAGTGTTATCTTCAAGACATTATAGCGATATACAAAAGGTAATTAAAGAATATTCTGAAAAATTGATAAAATATCATGAAGACCCTGTTTTGTTAAATATATTACAAACTATTCAAAAAACAACACTAAATATATTAAAATTATCGCAGGAATTACAGAGTTTTACTTCTACAAACTCACAGACCATATTTAATGAACGAACCAGTAAATTTTTATTCGAACACTTATTTTTAAAGGTTTGTATGAATTATATTGAATTGTCGCAAGATACAAAAATGATTGTAAGAGAAAAAACCACTAGGAATAATGTGGATGACGTGTATAGTGTGGAAAATACATATTCAGTCATGAATTCAACCGTATATAATTTAGATATAAATACTATTGAAACTAACGTTAATGTAATCCAAGGAAATCAAAAACAACTCAAACAAAAGGTTGCCGAATTGTTGTCAACGTATATTCAGATAATGAGCGACCACAAATCGGATGTCGACACCTCATACGAATTAATAATGGATAGAATATTTAAATTAAAAGAAAAGGAAAAAGATACGTTTACAGATAGATTAAAAGAGTTAAATGATGAAGAACGCGAAGCAGATACGATTCTTAAAATAAATAAACTTGGAGTTTGGAATAAAGGGTTGCAAAAGGGTTTAACAAAATATGTCGGCGAATATTATGATGAGGAAATTGAGATGGATAAACAACAAAATAATAAAAAACAAAAACTTGAAAATATGTTGGGGAAAAACAAAAACGTAAACGATGGAAATATGGATATTTATGTGGATGATTTAATGGAACAGCAAGAAATCGATGACGAGATTGACCGCGAAAATTATGATATGTCTCGTATGACAGAAGACTATAATGATGGCGATTATGATGGATATGAAAACGGTAATGATGATTACGATGACTACAATTAGACCGACCGGAAAGAGTTTGTGTCAACACAAATTATGGGGAATCCGGATACTTTATAAATTATTTAATATCTTTAGGGTTTTTAAAGAAATGTTGTTGACACAAATTATGGGGAATCCGGATACTTTATAAATTATTTAATATCTTTAGGGTTTTTAAAGAAATGTTGTTGACACAAATTATGGGGAATCCGGATACTTTATAAATTAATTATTATTTATAGGTTTTTTGTAAGCGTGATTTTAGCATACTAAAATAAAATATCAACTATATATAATATAAATAAAATGACAAAAATATTATTTATAATGTTTCAAGGTGCAGGTACGAATTTAAAAAGTTGGAATGAATATACCAAGAGTAATTTTTTAGATAAATTAAAAAAATTAGGTGATGTTTATACTTATCAAGATAAGATGAATAATACTTGGCATTATTATGATATGGAAAACAAAGGACATACTGATTATGATTCTAATATTGATTTTGATTTATCTTATGTTAATCCTGATACACATATTAAAATGGTATATGATGATATACAATCAAAATATAATATTAAGGAATATAAATTTATTCCTATCGGTTGGAGTGCTGGTTGTTATTTTGCTTTATATTTTGCACAACTCTATTTAAAACAATGTATTCACGTTATTTTATTAGATTCTTCTTTATGGACACCAAATAATATGAAACTTCGCTTACAAGCCCTTAATGAATCAGGCATAAATGATACTCCTAATACAGATGTAAAATTAAGAAAGATGTTAGATGGATGGAAACACACACATACAAATATAGATGATATGTATTTAATAAATGATATGTGTCATACTGTTAGAAGTACATTTTTTAGCAAACATTTAAAATTAAAATTACCTGTACCTACCTTATCATTTGTGAATATACAAGAACCAGAAGGCGATGAATGGTCAAACAACTTTAATAATAATAGAAGAATAGCAGAAATAAAAATATTAAAAAAACATAATCCTGATAATTATACCGCAATTATATTTACTAATAAGACCCACTATATTTTTGATATGATAAAACCTGCAAAAGAAATTATTGAACAAATTAAAAGTATAATTCCTTTATCCTTACAAAAAACACCAACAAAAACTATGACAAGAACTAAAAGTAAATCAACAAGAAGTAAAAGTAAATCACCAAGAAGTAAAAGTAAATCAACAAGAAGTAAAAGTAAATCAACAACAGATGGTAAGAAAAAGATAAAAACAAGTAAAAAAAATTAAGTTTTTAATCGGCGTTTTAAATGTTAAAAGGTGTAAAAATATACTTTATTTAATTAAAAATTTAAAAATATTATACAATAATTCTAAATCATTATTATTTATATTATTTTTATTGTATGTAAAAATTAAGTTAGAATAATTGTAATCAGTATCATCTTCAATACATATTATGATGTTATTATATATTGTTATATATGATGTATAATTACCATATATATTATGAATATATGATTCATTTATATATTCAAATATATCTATAATCATATCATATTTTTCATCATCATAAATATTAACTAACATTTTATTTTGTTCATTAACTAAATCTTTTTTATTATCTTGAAGTATATCTAATTTTTTTGTTAATTCAATATGTGTGAAGTTTTGTTTATTTAGTAGGAGTTTAAAATTCATATATAATTTATATAATGTTGTTTTTATATATTTATAATCGGCATTTGAAATGTAAAAAGGTGTAAAGAAATGTTGTTGACACAAAATACAATAGAAATCCATAGACTTTATAAATTATTTAATATCTATAGGTTTTTTAAAGAATTGTTGTTGACATAAATTATGGAGAATCCGGATACTTTATAAATTATTTAATATCTATAGGTTTTTTAAAGAAATGTTGTTGACACAAAATACAATAGAAATTCATAGATTTATAAATTATTTAATATCTATAGGTTTTTTACACCTTTGCACATTTAAAATGCCGATTTTTTAATAAATAACCTATTTATATTTATTTAATATTTCAATATGCCAATCATTAAATATGCCAGTTAATTGATTATTACGTTTATATTTTTCATTATCAATATAACACAATAAATAAGAAATTGAACCTCTATAGCTTTCATTTGGTTTTGGTGTTTTATTTATACATTGACAAACATACTCAAAATTATCATTATAATTATGTTTAGCAAGTAAAATTAATATATTAACTGCGTCTGCTTCTAATCCATAATATGTTATATCTTGATGTTTTCTTAAAATAGATAAACATTGTTTAATTTCGTTTAATTCAGCTTCCATTATATACGTATATATATATATTTATTTATATTAAATATAAATCAATTTTTTTTAATTTGTTATTTTTAAGTTGGCGTTTGAAATGTTAAAAGGTGTAAAGAAATGTTGTTGACATAAATTATGAGAAATCCATAGACTTTATAAATTATTTAATATCTATAGGTTTTTTAAAGAATTGTTGTTGTAGTTTTTCTTGTCTTAATTTTATATATTCTTCTTTTTCTTTTTGTCTTTTTTCTTTTGCAAATATTATAATTTGTTGTATTTTTTCTACATCATGTATTTCATTATCTTTCATTTTTTCTTTTTCAGAAAGAATTTTATATGTTTTATCTTCTTCTGGTATAAATGGATTATTATCATAATTTATTAATGGAACACATATTGGAATTATATTATTATCATCATTATTAAATTTTCCTTTTATATTAGCTTTATACTCTTCTTCTGTTTGATTAGTATCTTTCAAAAATGCTTTAAACATTGACATTCTTTTATTATTCGATATTTTATAATATTATATAAATATTTTTTTATATATTTTATTCAATTTTATTTATCCATTATAAATAAAATAAATAAAATGAAGAAAGTAATATTAATTACTTTATTATGTATATATATAATAACTATACTTTTTCTAATAAAAAAGATAAAAGAAAAAATTGAAGATTATAATTATTTATAGATTTTTTAAAGAAATGTTGTTGACACAAATTATAGGGAATCCATAGACTTTATAATTTAATTATTATTTATAGGTTTTTTAAAGAAATGTTGTTGACATAAAATACAATAGAAATCCGGATACTTTATAAATTAATTAATATTTATCGGATTTTGAAAGATTGTTGTTGACACAAAATACAATATACTTTATAAATTAATTTATATTTATCGGATTTTGAAAGATTGTTGTTGACACAAATAAATAGAAATTCATAGATTTATAAATTAATTATTATTTATCGGATTTTGAAAGATTGTTGTTGACACAAAATACAATAGAAATCCGGATACTTTATAAATTAATTTATATTTTATAATATATAATGAATCATTTACAACAAAGATTTTTGTTGTTTTTATTTGGTTGCATTGGTATTCGTTCTCTATTTGTTATTATTGCTAGATACATAAATACGAAATATTTAAAATATTTGGGTTATTTGGCTTTAGCGCCTGCTATAGGGTTTATTTATATATATTTAACAGGAACCAGAAAAACGGGTGCGGAAGTATTTGGAGAGAAAATATGGTGGAATAATTTAAGACCTATACATTCTATTTTATATTTTTTATTTGCTTACAATGCTATTATAGGTAACAAACATTCTTGGAAGTATTTATTGGTAGATGTTTTAATTGGGTTAATAAGTTTTTTAATACACCATTACACAAATGGTGATATTTTAAAACTATTGAATGTATAGTTGATTTTTGTGTCAACACACATAAATATAAATTAATTAATATCTATAGGTTTTTTAAATAATTGTTGTTGACATAAATTATCGAGGATCCTGATACTTTATAATTTAATTAATATTATAGGTTTTACACGTGGTAACATTTTAAACGCCGATTTTATTATATTACATATTTATTTAAAGGTTGTGGTGTAAATTACATAATACATGTTTATTATTAGAAAAACTATTAAATGGGGTTTTATATCAGTAGTTAGCAG